GTATGATCGGCACAACTTTGAAGTTGTGCAGACCATCTTCGCCGCAGGTGCCGTGGCGGAGTATGAACGCAAGTTCTACTTCGTCATGGAAAACCTGGCATCGGACACTTCGGTCGCTATGGCTGATGCGGTCGCTGATCTAGCGATTGCGTCGACCAATGCTTTCCTGGTGTCGTTGGGCGGCTGGGAGTCCTAAAGAAGAGGTCACAATCCATTCAATAGTAAGAAACTATTGATTGTTATCTAGACTCGTCGTCTAGACGGAGAATGACTTACTTCGACTTCCAGTAGATTGTTGAGGAGTTCTCTAACAGCATGGGACATTTCAAGGAGTTAATCCCTGTATGTCTAAATGCCATGTTAGCGAGCTGAGAAACGTGTATACTAGCCTCTTCCAAGATGCTAGGTACGCGTTCCCGACGCTGGAGATGGAATTTGAGAGAGATCTCACCCGTCTCCTGAGTCTCGTGGAGCATAGGGGTCTTCAGGTTTATCTTGAAGACCTCCCTGCAGTTGGCAAGCACCTGGATAGGTGTCTTGCCGGCGGCCAATACAATCTATCAGGATTACCTCTGACAAAGAGGTTTTCTGGTAGGGTAGTGATCCCGAAGTTTCTTCGGGGACTCTACCTATTGGTTTTTCACGAGACAGGTCGCCTGAAGGACGATGCTAGTACGGAAGCCGTCTACTTTTTGCGGCAAATTCTTTTTGCTGCGAAGAAAGCTAGCTTCCCACTTAGCGATGACAAAGTCGAGAACGAAGTTCTCGAATTTGTCAAAGTTGATGAGTCGTTACCAGAACTCGATGAGTTCTGGAAGTCGGAGCCCACCAACCCTGAGAACAGAAAGGAACCTCAGTACTATGGATATAGTACCTCGGCCCTCTATGCGACCAGAGTTGACGCTCTGCCTACGCATAAGCGTGGGCAACTCACAATCGTCCTGGCTGCACTTGACTTCATGTCGAGTGCAGTTACCTCTAGCCTCGGATCTTACGATCCGGGGCTATGGAGCTTCAGGCACGGAC